TTAGCTGCTGCTAAAAAGGAAGCAGGTCTCGAAGAAGAATTATCTCCCGCTATTCGTCAAAAAAAAAAGAGACCCAACGCCTCCTAAACGCTGCTTTAAAAAAGTATAAAAAAGCTGAGTCTGAAGAAGACAAGGAAAAGTTTTTAAAGAGAATAAAACGATACACCACTATCCAAAATGAGTTGGAAAGAATCAAATAGAATATTTATTTTTCTATTAGGTGTAGCAGGTGGGTTTTTTTTAGTAGATAAATGTAGCGCACCCACTGTTATAACTAATACAGAGATTGAATATAAGTGGGATACCATACAAACAGAGGTATCCCATTATGTTCCTAAACCTGTCCCTTACCCTGTTGAGGTAGTAAGATGGGATACATTTAAAACTTCTGTAGATACTGCCTTTATTTTAAAGGATTATTTCTCTAAAATATTTTATAGAGACTCTATAGTTCAAGATTCCGTCTCTATCATTATCGAGGACACTGTCACTCGAAACCGAATTGTATCCCGTTACCTAAATTATACCCTAAGGTACCCAACTAAAATTGTTACAAACGAAGTATATGTTCCTAAAAACGAGTACTTTTATGGAGCACAACTTGTATCAGGGAGGGAAGGATTTGCATATATAGGCCCTGAACTTAGTTTAAAAACAAAAACAAATAATTTATATCAATTTGGGATAGGAATAAATAACCAATTAGCTCCTGTTATATCCCTTTCTATTAACTGGAAGTTTTAATGGCCCAAGAGAATATTAAAAAAATAATTGCCGCTGAATATATAAAATGCGCAAAAGATCCTGTATATTTTATGCGCAAGTATTGTTATATTCAACACCCACAAAGGGGTAGAATCTTATTTCATTTATTCCCCTTCCAGGAAAAAGTATTAGATTTATTTCAAAATCATAATTACTCAATTATAAACAAATCCCGTCAGTTAGGTATTTCTACTTTATCTGCAGGATATTCTTTATGGTTAATGTTATTCCATAAGGACAAAAACATTCTTTGTATAGCTACAAAACAGGAAACAGCTAAAAACATGGTAAACAAGGTAAAGTTCATGTATGATAACTTACCTTCCTGGTTAAGAGTAGACTTTGCAGAAAATAACCGTTTAAATTTAAGATTAACAAACGGGTCTCAAATTAAAGCAACATCAGCATCTTCAGATGCAGGTAGATCAGAAGCCGTTTCTTTACTACTAATTGATGAGGCTGCCTTCATTGAAAATATTGGTGAGATATGGGCCTCAGCTCAACAAACCCTAGCTACAGGTGGTGGGTGTATTGCCATTTCAACCCCTTATGGAACCGGAAATTGGTTTCATCAAACATGGGTTAGAGCAGAACAACAAGACAACGAGTTTATCCCTATCCGTTTACCTTGGTATGTCCACCCTGAACGAGATGAAGATTGGAGAAAAAATCAGGATAAATTACTAGGAGACCCTAAAATAGCATCCCAAGAGTGTGATTGTGATTTTAACACCTCTGGTGATACTGTTTTTTCAGGGGAAATGATAGAATTTTATTCTGAAACATCACAAAAAGATCCTCTTGAAAAAAGAGGAGCAGATCAAAATCTTTGGGTATGGGAACCTGTAGACTACTCTAGGGATTATATGGTAGTAGCAGACGTAGCTAGAGGTGATGGTAAAGACTTTTCAGCATTCCATGTAATAGATGTTGAATCTAACTCCCAGGTAGCTGAATACCGTGGACAATTATCAACTAAAGAATTTGGACATTTATTAGTGGGTATTGCTTCTGAATATAATGAAGCTTTACTAGTAATAGAAAATGCTAATATTGGATGGGCTGTTTTACAGGTAGTAATAGATAGAGGATATAGAAACATCTATCAATCACCTAAAAGTGGAGATATAACATCCGATTCGTATTTTGACCAATATAATAACAACTCGGCCTTAGTGCCTGGTTTTATAATGTCATTAAGAACTCGTCCTTTAGTGATACAAAAATTTAACGAGTATTTTATTGATAAATCAGTAACAATTAATTCAAAAAGATTGTTACAAGAAATGAGAGTGTTTGTATGGAAATCGGGTAGAGCAGAAGCTCAACAAGGTTATAATGATGATTTAGTTATGAGTTTTGCAATTGCAATGTATATGAGAGACACAGCATTTAAATTTAAACAACAAGGTTTGGATTTAACTAAGGCTGCTCTTAATAATATTACCTCAAACAAAACAAATTATAATTTTGCTTATAACCCTAATAAATATAGTAACATTCCAAATCCATATGAAATCAAAACAAAGGATGGAAACGAATCAATAGACTGGTTATTATAATATTTATAAGATATGGCTCAGAAGGACCTTTTTTCAAGATTACAAAGACTATTCTCTACTGATGTAGTAATCCGCAATGTAGGCGGTGATCTTAAAGTAGTAGATACAGATCATATTCAAACCTCAGGAGAATATGCTACGAATTCCTTAATGGATAGGTATTCAAGATTATATAAAAACCCTGCAGCAACCTCTTTATATGGTCAACAATTTAATCTTAATTATCAGTATCTAAGACCACAAATTTATTCTGATTATGATGCTATGGATCAAGATGCTATTATTGCATCTGCCCTAGATATCATATCAGATGAATCTACCCTCCAGAATGAAATGGGTGAGGTATTAAGAATTAGATCTAGTGATGATTCACTACAAAAGATCCTATATAATTTATTTTATGATGTTTTAAACATTGAATTTAATCTTTGGAGTTGGATTCGTCAAATGTGTAAATATGGTGATTTCTTCTTAAAACTAGAAATCTCAGAAAAATTTGGTGTTTATAATGTCATCCCATATTCTGCCTTTCATATTGAAAGAAAAGAAAACTTTGATATTGAAAACCCATCAAGAGTAGAATTTTTATACAACCCCCAGGGAAACTATGGTGGTGGGTCAGGGTATAGTTATACACCTAACCAAGAAGAAAAAAATAGAATTGTATTTGATAACTACGAGATGGTTCACTTTAGATTATTAACTGATCTAAATTATCTCCCTTATGGTAGATCCTATATTGAACCCGCTCGTAGACTATTTAAACAATATACTTTAATGGAGGATGCTATGTTAATTCATAGAATTGTTCGTGCTCCTGAAAAACGTATTTTTTACGTAAATGTAGGTGGTATTCCACCAAATGAGGTAGAGCAGTTTATGCAAAAAACTATCTCAACTATGAAGCGTACTCCTCACGTTGATCAAGAAACTGGGGAATATAACTTAAAGTATAATATGCAAAACCTATTGGAAGACTTTTATATTCCAATTAGGGGAAATGATACAACTACAAAAATTGATACTACTAAAGGTTTAGATTACGATGGTATCCAAGACGTAGAATATTTAAGAGATAAATTATTTGCTGCTTTAAAAGTACCTAAAGCATTCTTAGGGTACGATGAAAATGTAGAAGGTAAAGCAACATTAGCCGCCGAAGATATTAGATTCGCTCGCACAATCGATAGAATTCAAAGGATTATAGTTTCCGAATTATATAAAATAGCCTTCATTCACCTCTACACCCAGGGGTATAATGAGGATTCATTAACAAATTTTGAACTTTCATTAAATACTCCTTCTATCATCTATGATCAGGAGAGAATTGCATTAATGAAAGAAAAGGTAGAATTAGCATCTTCTATGATGGAGAATAATTTATTACCTACTGATTGGATTTATGATAATATATTCCACTTATCAGAAAATGAATTTAACGAATATAGAGATCTGATTGTACAAGATGCTAAACGTAAGTTTAGATTAAATCAGATTGAAAGTGAAGGTAACGATCCTGTTACAACAGGTAAATCATATGGCACACCACACGATTTAGCCTCTTTATATGGTAAGGGAAGGTACGAAGACAATTCAGTACCTGATGGGTATGACGAAAAAGAATCTCTAGGTAGACCTAAAGAAAAAGTCACTAAAAGAAATACCCAAGACGATAACTTTGGTAAGGATAGAATTGGTAGCAGAGGTAACAAAGTTGACGACCAACCAGATGCTAATTTAAACTTTAAAGGGGGTTCTCCACTCGCTTTAGAAGTTTTAGAAAAAAATAGATCATTAATAGAATCCCTAAAAACTAGAAATAATAAAAAATCTAACGGTGATTCATTGCTAGATGAATCTCAAATTAGGGAATAATATTTATAACAAACTGGAAAATGTCAATAAAGCATTCAAAATATAAAAATACGGGTATTTTATTTGAACTTTTAGTAAGAAGGGTTACAGCTGATACCCTCAACGAAAAAGAATCTCCCGCACTAAAATTAATTAAAAAATATTTTTCTAAAACAGAATTATCTAAGGAGTTAAAACTTTACGAATCTGTATCTAAATCAAACGGGATATCAGAAAACCAAGCTAACTCTTTAATTCAAACTTTATTAGAAAATTCTAAAAGACTAAATAGAAAAACTTTAAAGTCTGAAAAGTATAACTTAATTTCTGAGATTAAGGGTTTTTATAATCTAGATGAGTTTTTTAAAACTAAACTTCCTAATTATAAAACATTTTCCTCATTCTTTACACTTCTAGAAATTTATAACACTAACACCTACATCAACCCAGATGAGATTGTTAAAAATAAACAAACTCTTTTAGAACAAATTTGTAAAGCAAATATCTCTGAAAATTCAGTTAAAGAAAACTTAGTAAATGAGTTTCAAACATACGATAAAGATTTAAGATTACTTACTTATAAACTCTTATTAGAGAAATTCAATACCAAGTACTCTAACCTTAATAGATATCAGAAACAAATCTTAAAAGAATTTATTACCTCTGTGGATTCTACTCCTAAGTTAAGAGAAATTTATAATTTAAGATCTTCTCAATTAAAAGCAATTTTAGAAACATTTAATAAAAAAGTTACAGATAATGTAGTTAAAATTAAATTAAATGAAGTTGTGTCTTTATTAGAACTTAAAACCAATAAATGTTCTGTTAAATCAAATGATATTTTTAATTTACTTCAATACTTTGAATTAATTGAAGAATTAAGTAAAATTCATGGACCTAAGAGATCGAATTAAAGAAATAATAAAAAATAGATTCCTTACTAAAGAAATCTCTACAACAGGTACAGGCGCTACTTTTACCCCGGGCACGGGCGAACAATATGCAACCCCCAAAGCATTTAGAAAAAAAGGTACTAAACCTGTAATATATTACTATAAATTAGGCTTTAAACCCGTTAACAAAACAAAGTTACGCAAAGCAGCGAAGGGAATAGAAGTAGTTGATATTTATAAGTAATGGGCTACGGCTATAAATTAAAGGAAAACCAAGATCCTAAACAATTCCACCAAGAGAGAATTGAAGGATTTGAAAAAATTAGTGATAGAATGTTTGAGATTGCCTCTCTATTAAGAAAAGCAAAATTAAACACTAAACAATTTTATGAGGAAAATCCTGACTCATATAATGTTGTATACGGAACAGATTTGATTCAGGACTATTTAGAAGATATAACTACATTACTAAACAAATGAAAACAATTCAAGAACATTACATAGCTTTAAAAGAGGGAAAAACCTCTAAATCTTATTTTCATAAGTTAGCTAAATCATTATTTCCACATTTGGTATCTAACCAAAATTCATTTAATGATTCTCTTAAAATCTTAAAAAATAGAGGTATTATTACTGAAGAGGTTAAAGCCGTAGAGAAAAAAACATCTAAAGATGTAATGGATGTTCAGGCTAAGCAATACAACTATCAAGATAAAAACAATATTGATACTGTATATGGGGCTGAATTTTTAAAGGGATTTTATGCGGAAATTAAAGACCCTGCTAATAAAGATAAAACCCCAGATGATATTAAAGAAATTGTTAGAAAAAATTTAACTAAATCTGCTACTCATTATACAGAAAATTCCGCTTTTGGAATTAAGGGTATCGGATATGGTAAAGCAGAACAACCTAAAGAAGTAACAGGTAAATATAAGTCTTCAGGATATGGTGATTTGAAAGAATCTAAAGTTCCTACAATGACTGAACTTTTACTTGAAGGTAAAAAGAAAACAAATTCAGTAGAAGATAAATTATCCGAAATTGAAGAGAGTGGTGCAATCGTTACTTTAGAAACTCAAATCGAGGCTGTAGAAGAAATGATTGAAACAAAATGTCAAAGATTAGAAATGATCTCCGAAGACGATAACCTATCAGAGTTAGTAGATAAAAAGAAAGTTAAAGAACTGCAAAAGGAAATTAAGATCTTAGAAAAGAGAAAATCCAAAATGCAGAAAATGTACGAAAAACTAACCGGAAAGGCTAAGAAAAAACAAATCGTAGATGAAACAAATACTGATAGAGACTAATATCTTTAAACCTACCGTTTCTATCAATGAAGGTAAAACCTCATCTGATGGAAATTTACTAGTACAAGGTATCCTTTCTACAGCCGAAAAACAAAACGGCAATGGTAGAGAGTATCCAATGGAAATTCTTGAAAGAGAAATCAACAAGTACATGGTGGTAGTTAAGGAAAACAGAGCATTAGGTGAGTTAGATCACCCCGATTCCCAAGTAGTTAACCTTAAAAACGTATCCCATAAAATCAACGATATGAAATTCGTTGGAAAAAAAGTAATGGGTACTATTGAAATTTTACCTACTCCATCCGGAAATATTTTAAAAGCACTATTTGCGAGCAACGTTCCTGTAGGAATTTCTTCTCGTGGGATGGGCTCTCTAAAACAAGTAGGAGAAGTAATGGAGGTGCAAGACGATTTCGAACTCTTATGTTATGATTTTGTCTCTACCCCTTCCAACCCAGGATCCTACATGAGTCCTTTAAACGAATCTCTTACTGAATCCAATATTTATAATAAAACCAATTCTATCATTACAGATATTTTATGCTCTAACGATAGATGTCCAATTTACTAAAATATGGCTACATTATTTGAAACTTGTTCGGTAATTATGTACGCAGGTGCCTTTAGAGGTGATAACACCAAAGAAGGTACTTCTTTTTCTTTAAAACCCACATCAGGTATAGGAGATTTTACTTATACGGGATCAACAGGAATTTCGGGATCTACTAGAATTAATTCTGCTTTAAATTTTCAGGAATTTACTACAAATTCCACACCCAAAATAGATTACTCTTACTCATCAAGTGGTTTTGCTTTTATTACCGGAAGTACAATAGCACAAGATACTTTTACTTCTTCAATATCTACAGGAAGATCTGTAGGTTCGTTAATTTTAGAAGGAGAAACTAATAATAATTTTATTACCCCTATTACTTTTACCGCTACTAAAGTTAATACTGTTACTAGTTCACTTGATAAATTTCCAACCGAAGGAAATTATGATTATAATGTTATTATAGCCCAAGAAAATAGTGAAAGTGGAGCCCATTTTATAGATTTTGAATATAATTATACTTTAGATTCTGTTAAATTAGCTAGATTATCTTTCTGTGTTAGTGGAGGAGCACCTTTTAATTCATTAGGTCAAGGTAAAGATAGATTAATGAATTTTGCAGGAAACCAAAATGCTATTTTAAACCCACGAACAGGAGACACATCTAATTTTATTATCAACCCAGGTGGATTTACGGATTCACTAACGAATTCAAAATCCTCTTCAATATTTGTTAGATCCTCAGTAGGGGATACAGAAATTACTGATATAGGAGATGGATGGTTAAGGTGTTCTTCTCTTATTACAATTTCCCAAAGTGGAGCTACTGATAAGTTAAGAGTTAGATTTGTAGAAAATCTTGGAGTAACAGGATCTACTACAAATGGTTCAAATAATGTGAGTGGATCAGGATCCACAAACTTTACAGATAATAATCCTGCTAATTTTACCTCAAGTATTCCAACATTCGCATTTGCGAATTTCCAATTAGAAACTATTGATGGTCCTATTACTGGTTCTTTAACAGGATCTGTTGGTACTGTTAGTGATTTTAGAAATAACTTAGCATTTGTACCCGCTACTTCATTCATTCCTATAAGTGGCGCTTCTATAACTAAACCATCAGAATCACTTGAATTACCGTTAACATCTTCTACTATATCAGAGTTATTAACAGAAAAAAATCAGGGCACAATTATTACAAGATTAGCATGGACTCCTGTTTCGGGATCAGATGAGGCAAGTTCAAATCAGTTTGCTCTCCTAAATACAGGATCAGGTGCGATTGTGGATTCGGATCTTTTAAGAATGGACGGTAGAGGAATTTTTTATAGAAATGAAGCAGGTACTTTAGTTTCTTTAACATCAGAATCATCTCAAGTTCCTTATCTTACCCAATCCGGAAGTTTATTTTCAAATAATTACCATAATTATGCTTTTACATTCTCAGGATCTACTTTATCATGTTCTATAGATAGTGGTTCTATTTTATCATCCTCTACTAATATGTGGGAAGGATCAGCAACAGAACAATTAGAATACATTGGGGGGATAATGAATATTTCACCTAATACACAAGTAAGAGTACAGTATATTATGGTATCTCCTCATAAGTTTAGTGCTGATGATCTTAAAAATGCAACAAACACTACCTTAGTTTAAATTTTCTTAATTTTTCTGAAGATGGCACATACGTATCACGGTAATGTGCCATCTCTATATATGGTACCTAATTAATCGATCTAATATTACGTTTTTTAAATAAACGTATTTTCACAAACAATTTAAATTTTGGAAAAATGGCTGATAAGCAATTATTAAAAGAGGCCATTGCAGAAGCTAAAACTATTAAAGAAGTTGCTATTGCAAACGCAAAAGCTGCTCTTGAAGAAACCTTCTCTCCAGTGCTAAAAGAAAAATTAGCAGCTATGATGGAAGAAGATGAAAAAATGGAAGAGGCTGATACAATGGAAGAAGCTAAAGACGAAATGGAAGAAGGTAAAGACATGGATGAAACTTATTCCTACCAAGAAGAAGGTATGGATAAAGGTGAAAACATGGATGAGGCTTCTTTAGAGGAGTTATTAGCTGAGCTCGAAGAGGAAATGGACGAAGCTAAAGAAATAGATGAGGCTGAAGAAATTGACGAAGCTAAAGATGATTTAGACGAGGCTGAGGAAATGGATGAAGCTAAAGAAATTGACGAGGCTGAAGGCGATATGGACCTCGAAGAAATGTCTGAAGACGAATTAAAATCATTCGTCGAAGAAGTTATCGAAGATATGGTTCAAGCTGGTGAATTAGAAGCCGGTGGTGATCCTGTTGAAATGTCTGACGAAGATGAGGAAGAAATGGAAATGGATTCTATGGATGAAGAAGTTAACATTGACGAATTACTTTCTGAAGAAAAAGACAAGATGGAAGAAGGAGACAT